TTACAACAAATGCCATAATTTTTTCTTTTTAAAATTTTTAATTTAAAGTTTTTACTCTTTGTAAGAATCTTTCGATTTTGTCAGCCTTAGGCTCTACAATTCTAAAGTTGTTTTTTGGATTTTGAATTGGGTCAGCATTTGGAGTCTTAGAAAATCCTTCCAATACGCTTAACATTTCACTAAATCCTTGATTAAACTTGCTTTCTAATTCACCTAACTTATTTTTCAAAGCCTCATTCTCGGCTTGTAAGTAAGTGATAGTCGCATTCATTTCATCAAATTGAGAATCGGCTTTAATAGGAGCCATTATTGATGTTGGTGGGGCTAGTGGGGTTTCTACACCTTCTACCTTACCGCCAACAACGGTAATCATAGTACCATCTGCTAATTCATACTCTCCATCGGGAGCAGAAACAGAGTTACCTGATTCATCAACAAGCATAGCATCTGCGCCAATCTCTAAAGCCGATAAATCAATCTTACTTCCATCTTTAAGGTCATAAGTTTCAAATATTAGCTGAGTCGCTGGCTCGGATGCAATTTCTTCAGTTTGTGCAACGGAATTATCCGTTAACATAACTTTAATTTTTTCAATCGCTTCTGAAACGTTCATAAATTGTTTTACTGTTGTTTAATTATAAATACTTATTTTAAAATACTTTATCATTTAGACTTGTTCTAAAATCGAACATATCTCCGACCATAGCGATTCTTCAACGCTCATCGGTTGCTTTTCTTTCTTGTAATTAAATATGCCTTCAACACTAAATCCTTTAAATTCTCCCGATTTAATCTTATTCCAAACTGATTCATTTTCGACTTTAAAACTTCCAAACCAAGAACCTTCAGGTGCATCCTCAAATCCTTTCATTGCCATAACTCCCCTTGATGAATCTACAATAAACGATTCGTACATCGTTACCCCTTCAACTGCTAATGCCTCATCGTGCATTAAATTTACGTTTGACTGATAACCTTTCTTAAAAAACTTTTGTGCTATCTTTTCAATTGTTGGAGCGGTAAACGTAACGTAATATTCGCCATTTTGGTCGTTGCGATAAATAGGAGTATCAGCTAACATCAAAGCGCCTGAAACAATTCTTCTATCCTCTGACTGAATAACAAAATTAGTCTTTGCTTCTTTAAACATTAGAAAGTCTTTTTCGATTGCTGGTCTATCAACCAAAGCAACAAAGTCAACCTCAACATCATCATTTAAATCGTCACTAATTTCAAGTTGGTAAATTGGTAATTTCATATTATTTGTTTTTAAATTCTTGCAGAGTTTTCAATTCTCCTTATTCTTTTTTGACTTCCAGTAATATCAGACTCAACAACGTATGCTCGTGCAGCCACATTCCCAATAGCATTTAAAGAAGTTTGGTCTAATTGAGTTGGCGCACTTGGAGTAAATCTTGGTGCTATTGGAGCAGAGCCCGCACCACTACTTGGCAAAGAAGCCCCAGCTGATGCATTACCTCCACTCTCAGCAGAATTAATGGATGAAATTGCTTGCACTCCAGCAGCTACTGCGGATGCAATGGATAATGCTGCTTGAATATTGTTAAATAATAATGTTGGTGCTGCTGCTATTCCCCCCGTTGCAATAGCTTGGGGAGTGGCTAAAGCCCCAATATTTGCTATTTGTGTAGAAAGTATAATTTTAGCAATTGCACTTGCTTGTTCTACAACTATTCCAGCAATGGCTAATTCTTTATTTTTGCCAGCTATTTGTTGTAACAAAGAACCAAATTGCATAGCAAAATCAGCTTCTTGAAGTTGAATTGCTTTTCTGAATAATTTTTGTTGAGTTAATAAGTCTCTTTCTTTTCTTGCATTATCTTGGATACTTAAATAAGTAGAATCAGAAGATTGAACTTTTTTCTCATCACTTTCTTGTCTTGATGCTAAATCTAAGTCATCATATTTTTTTTGTAATGCAGATAATTTATTTCTTCTTTCTTCCTCTATAATAGCAGTACTTTCTCCAAAAATTGCTCTCTTTTCTGCTTTTAAATTAAAATCTTCTTCAATTGCTTCTCTTTCTTTTTCAAAATCACTTAAATACTTTTCTGCTTGAGTATCTGAAATCTTTTCGTTTTCTAATTTAATTTCGCCTGATTTTTTTTGTAACAAAGCAAATGCTTTTTCAGCTTCTTCCTCAGCTATTTTTTGTCTTTTATCAGCATCCTCTTGTAATTTCTTTAATTCTTTTTCTGCTGCATCGTCATTTATTTTTTTTACATCAAGTTTATATCCGGCTAAATCATTTTTTAATTTAGTGATTTGCGTATTTGTTTCTTTTGCTACTTTCTCGCCTTGTTCTTTTACTTGTTTAGGGTCAAAAATAAAACTTGCTAATCCTCCAGCAAATTTTTCTTGCAATCCAAAATTTTTGCCAAGTGCTTTCCCAACTTCATCAATTGTTGTTAATACTAAAGTTAATGGTAATGCAATTACGCTTATTACTGCTTTTAGTATTTGTTTATTTCTTTCAGCAATTGCTTCTTGTGATTTGGCAACCGATTGCTGAGTTTCTAATAAAACTATTTGGCTTTTAATTGATTCTTCGGTCTGCTTTATTTTAATTCCAAGTATTTCCTTTTCGCTTTTTCCTTGAAGTTTTAAAACATTTTCTGATTCAGTTATTGCATCTAAGTTTTTCTTTTGTGCATCAGCCGTTTTTTGAGTATCACCAAGTAATTTCTTTTGCTCAGACGATACCCCACCAACTAATGCTTTTATGTCATCCCAATAAGTTACTAAAGCGGCTACTGCGATAACCAATAATCCAATTCCAGTAGCACCAATCCCGACACGAATTGCTTTTAAGGCATCTAAAACAACCGACTTTAAAACATTAAATGAATCCTTTAGTTCTCCTAATGCTTCTAATCCTTGTGATAATGCTAAAGCGGATTGAACTTTTAATAAGGTTTTAGCTACATCTTCAGACTCAACACCAAACAAACCTATCGCACCTTGCAAACCTCCGAATGCACTGGCTAATCCACTTAAAGCAGAAGTCGCAGCCTTGAATTTAGTGTCAGGGTTAAAGCCGTTAATTAATTGATTTGATAAATCTATTTGGTCACGAAGTTGTCCAGCACGTTTTGCTGCTTCGGTTGCCTCCTTTGAAGTTACTCCATACTTCTCCGCTAATAATGCTACTTGAGCAGTCGCATCACGGAGTTGTCTTTTTATTGAAATAACCGATTCCTCAGCTTGCTTACCTCCCGTAAATTGTAAATCAATTCCTACTATTTCATTCGCCATATTAACTTGGGTAAAATAATTCTATAACTCTTAACAATTCACATTTGGTTGTTTGGGGAATACTTGGATTAAAATCAACTACTTTATTTAACCTCCACAAAGCGCCATCAATATAAATCAGTTGAGCAAAGTCAAGTGAATGAATATCCTGAACGGTCAAATATAAATAGCAACTTAATAGCTTACTATCTTTGTTTATTATTTCAGCTAAATATTCATCCCACCAAGCATTGAATAAATTAGCCGATGGATAAGGATTTGTTAATTTAAAATAAAATTCATTTGGCGCTCCAAAATTTAAATCTACCGTTGGCTCTATTGGGTCATCTAAATGTCCAGCATATCCATAAGTATTTAAAGCATTGCCAGGTAAATTGCCATTAGTTGGATAAACTCGCTTTATATGATAACTACTATCACTTGCTACACTTTTAAAAAACATAATACGAATATTATTGTCTTTCCTTTCAGCAGTTCCATTAGTTTCTTTAAATAAATTTGCCCTTAATTTAGTATCAGTACTTGAAGAAGTTAATATACTTGGGCTAAAAATTATTTTAGTTTCTGACCTATCTTCGGCAAATTGGAATCTTGTATCTTTTTTTCTATCTGCATACGTTTCATTATATTTTTTGTTATATCTTTCGTTATAATAATCATCATCTTCGGTATAAAGAAAATCGTAATACCTCGCATTTAATTCCGACATTGGCCTAATCGAAATCTCTTTTGAATAATCTACCTTATTAGACCAATCAATAGAATCAGCTATCGGGTCTGAAAGTAAAAGTAATCCCGTAGTATCGCCAGGCTCTCCGTGCAATAATAACTCGCCGACATCATTTACTTTTAAGAAGCCAGCGCCTCTCCTATAAAATTCTATGTAAGGCTCAATTAAAAGATGTGTTGATTTTTGCGGGTCTTCATAAACGTATAAATTAAACATTCTACAAATTGAAGCAAAAAAATCTTTTTGTTGTATTCCTTTAGGAAGTAGATGTTTCATATTTAATACAACATCTAATGAAGCATTATCACTTTGAGCGTAATCTGAAACAAATTCTAAAACTAAATCAGGGTCAAGTGTTACATATGTTTCGCTTGCACTAAAATAAGCATTTACACTTAATACATCTCCTAAATCTAAGGAAGTAGTTACAAGCCAATCAATAGGTATTTGCTGATAATCTACATAAGTAGTAAAAGTCTCTTCATAAACTATCGATGCGGACTGATAAAGTTTAATTGTCATCGTGCCTGGTCTTGACAACGAAACACTACCTGATAATCTAATTTTACCTAATGTATTATTAGTGCCTGGTGCTATAAAGGTAAACGATGAATTAGCCGTATTTGAAAATAAAACTAAATTTGTTATTACATTAAAAACTAAATCCCCACCCGTACCCGTACTTGAGCCACTATCTAAAGCCGTATTACTTGCGACTCTTAATAAATCTTGTGTTAATTGCTCAAGGTTTGCTTTATTATTTGGAATAATTAAACTTTTAAAATAAGGCGTATCAAAAAAGGCAGATGTATACGTGTATTTTGAATTAGTAATAATACTATCCATTATTTCGTGTACAAAGAATGCGGGTCTAAACGCATCTAAATGCCAATCTTTTGTGCTATGCGCACAATTACCAAAATCAATTAAAGGATAAACAATTCCTAAACCACTTGCGACACCAGAAGCAGTCCAAGAATTAACAACCGTAGTTTTATTCCATTGCTGAACGTATTTATTAAAGTTATCCATATCCTCAAGCAACTCGTTTCCAATTGCGGAGGCGAATCCACCTAACTCCCCAAATACTGCGCACTGATATTCAATTACTCCGTTTTGAATTGTTATCTCCAAAAGGCGAAGAACTCCCTTAAAAACTTGAATCTTATTAACAAATATCTGACAATTTGCTTGCTTGGTCGGGTCAAAATTATAACCGACATTTGGTAACTCATCTTCAGGATTTTCAGGAGTAAGTTTAATATTACCACTGGTAAAATTATAGATATGACCAAACACTTTATTATTATTTGCGTTGCCAGGTACATTAATCGTTTTTGAATAATTCGTATTCCTCGAAGAAAAGTCTTTGATGTCATCTATTGCGTAGTTTAATTCAGCCCCTATATCTTCAAATAAATCGAGCCGTTGTTGTTCAACTATTATTTCGGTTATCATTATCGGTATTGGCTAAATTGTTTTTGACCTAAATCAAATTGTAATTGGTAATTAAATAATTTATCCGAAGTACTAATCTTTTCTTGGTAATTAGTATCCTTCATAATAATAGGATAATAGTCGCTTGTGCCTCCCGTAATTAAATGCAAATAAACCTCGTTTGAAGCAAGCAATTCAGCGCCAAGAGCATAATCTACTGCTGAAATATAATCACTTGTTATAAGGTAACTATAATCAATTTGAGTAGCTAATGCTTGAACTCCACCGTAATGAACTCCCGAACTATTTTTAAAAGCCATTGAAGTTCCGCTTCTTTGATAATCAGCAGTTTGATAAGTCGTTCTTTTAAAATTCTTTTGTTGGCGAGAAAGTAAGCGAAAACCAAAAGTGTCATATCCTCCAAATTGATTTTGAAATACTAAATTAACTGGCGTAAATCTTGGTGCACAAACTTGCTTTAATATCATTGTATCTGAGCCAATCGTTACTTTGTAGCCATACGTTGAATCCGTAATAAAAGAAGTACCTAAATAAGTA